ACGCTAAGAACGCCACCAGTCCCCAATAGGGTTTTTGTGTCGTCATCGAGCACCTCCTTTGTTTCCGATCCCGGTTGTCTCTCTGGGTCGGCTTCCCAAGCAGCCTTGGCGCTAGTGCCAATCAGGCCGTCATAAGGGCAAGGAGTACCGGCATCCATCATAGCGTCAAACACACGTTTGTCCTGACACATGACAGACACAGCAGCGACTTTCATGCCCATGTCGTATAATGTTTTTGCATTCTTTAACTTTTCGCAGTTCATGTCTCTGACGGTAGAACCCATCGAAAGACCTAGAATTTGAGTTTGGACAGCCCCTGCGACACCGATGGTACACAGGTCTGAGTTTACACCGCCGTTAAACTGGGGCGCGATAGCAGAGGGTGGCGGAGAGTTGACGTTGGTTGTCACTTCGCCAGTGGTGTTAACAGTACTGTTTGAGGTGCTATCTGTGTAGATAACATCATCACCTTCTTCCTGCGCGAACGCAGTGCCGGTGAAGAGTAAAAGAGTACAAGCCAGAAGCAGACGTTTCATTTTCTTAACTCCACCAATCGGTCGAGCTTTCGTCAACGTCAAGTCGTCGAGAACACGCTAATGTCGCGTGTACTTCTGTCTTTGTAACGTACTCTTTGCCATCTCCTCACGTGTGCGGTTGACAAGGATTTGGATACGCTGAAGCTCAGCAACATGGTTGCGGAGGACGAATCCTAAAACTCCTATTAGGGCAGTTAGGCTGCCACTCCACAGCATGTCCATTTCCATCCGTCACTATTCCGCCGCTACTGGCTCGTTAAATGATTCCTCTAACAGCCGGATAAACGCTTCTCGACCAACGCTAAGTTGATCTACGTTAAAACGAGCATTAGATATTTTCCGCTCTAAGTCCTGCAAGTGGTTGACCATAGCCACCTGCTGTTCGTTCAAGTCTTCGAGGTTATGTGTTTGGTCGTTAACAGTAATGGTTTTCTTTTCGTCTTTAGCCATTAGCGTTCTCCTTTAGTTAAGTTTTATTCAGCAGCCCAAGGGGTGCCAGTTGCTTCGGCAGTTTTACGTGTTATTTGTGCTTCCACCTTGCCGGTGCGGTTTGCTTCGATGCGAGCTTTAGCTTCGTCAGCCGTTTCTTCGCCTTCGATCAAATCATCATAAACCCAACCTAAAACGGTTGTTTCAGTAAGATCGTCATACGCTACGAAACCATCAGCAGAAGCATCTGGCTCAAGGCGCAGCTTTCCGCCTTCAGAAGCAGTACATTCTGTGTGGGTGTCGTCAGCTGCAACGCAGCTCCAATACACCAATTTAACGCCGCCGGAAGCGACATCTCTTTTCATGTCCGTTACGGACCATGTAGTTGTAATTGCCATGTTTCTTTCTCCTTTAATGACAGTTAGTGTTTAACCCCAAGGTAACGGAGTCGGTTGTTCTGGGACGTAAGTAGCATCGCACATAATATCCACGCCTGTTTCTTCTGGGAATCTTTCAGCGTAGGTAGCTAGTTGCTCCGTTAAAAGTGTTTCATAAAAAGTTACGCCAGCAGTGCCTAAACTATCCGTAACCCAACCTAATACTTGAGCTTGGGTTAAGTCTGCGTAGGGCGTAAACGATGCTCCTACCGCGTGAGTGAAAGATGTGCTTTTTTGGCAATAGCAAGTATTGGCAGAATCGGTATCAGAGACTTTCCAAACGACCTTTACTACCACGTTTGTTTCCCCTGCGGTGTTTTCGCAATCCATTTCTTCGATTGTCCAAGTTGTCATTATCCTGTCCTCGCTGTTTCAAATACTTGCCCATAAGATAGTGACTCAGCGGCACATACCGTTCTGTTTCCGCTACCTGTTACCGTAATGTTTACTCTCATGTGGTGCTGGTTAATATCGGTAGCAGTAACGCTTATTGCCATGTTTCCAGAAGTCCACGAATCCACAACTCCAATCGAACTTCCTTGTCCGTGATAACCGTTAACCCTTACATACCAAACCGCAGAACCCGCGTCTGTAAGGTCGCTATCTACACTTGCGGCAGTTACTCTAATCAAGTTGGGTTGCCACTCTACGTTAGAAGTATAAATGCCTACTGTTCCGCTTGTGACTCTTGCGTTGTCGTTAAAAGTAGAAAGCGTCCAATAAGCGCGGTCGGGGTTATCAGCGTGGGTGTAAGAGCTACCAAGGTGACCATTTCGAGCGTGAGTGCCTCCGTAGCTTGTAATCCTTAGACGCTCTGTGTTGTTTTGACCTATTGATACGTTGCCGCCACTCTGAGTTCCCCATAAGCGCAGTTGTGCATTATCTGCTCTGCCTTGCACATAACCTACAGAAGTGCTTCCGTTGTCATCGTAGAAGGAAATACCGCCTATACCACCGTTGGAACGACCAATTATAGATATACCACCCGCACCACTGTTGGATTGAACAATTAAAGAGCCAGTTGTACCACCTGTAGTTCCTATGCCTACGCTGTTATTACCGCCATCAACGTGGAGCATATTAGTGTTGCTGTCAGACTCAACGCGGAAGTCTTTATCAATACCGTCTTCATTAAAGACAACGCCTTCGGGTGTGGACATGCGAAGGAACTCTTCCATGCTTTCGCCGTTAGTATTACCTTCAAAAATTAATCTTCCGTGATAAGAACTACCCGCCACAGACTGTATATAACTGTTAGAATACGGGTGGGCGTAAGTTTGAGTTAGATTTAAATAATACCCACCAGAGCCTGAGTCTACTCTTACTGCCCCGTCATTGCCTGATGCTCTAATCTCTCCCTGTACTTTTAATGTTTCGTCTACGGATGCTGTGGTACCTATACCTACGGTGTTATTAACACCATCGACATATAGCATATTAGCGTTGCCGCTAGACTCAACGCGGAAATTACGGTCTAACCCACGCTCGTTGAAAACAAACCCACCGCCGCCGGGAGCTTCCCACGTATGCCCCCCTGTCGGGGTCGTATAGTAGTTTAGGTAAGCGTCGTTGAAATCAGTGTTCGTGAAATGCGTCGCGGCTGATACAGACGCCCCTGTGTACGCTCTAAACCCTCCAGATGTATGGCTGAGCATCGACCAGTCTGTAGAACTTCCCCCAGCGTGGTACCACTGACCAGCAGTACTGTCCCACGTAATTTGGTTTTTATTTCGAGACATAACAATGTTAGCCCGAACGTAACCATTGTTTTGGGTGTTCACGGCCGTTTGGAATTGGAGGTGGCCTGTAGTGCTGCCGTCGTTATTTATCGTAAACCGAGACCCAGCTTCCGACTCTTTGGAGTGAAGGTAGATTGTGTCAGTATCAGCATCAACATAAAAAGCAGTAGCACGGGTTTCAGTTTCAATACGGAAGTCTGCGTCTACGCCAGCTTCGTTGAAGACAGCGCCAGTGCTTAACATCGTAGCGTATGTAACAGCACCGTCTAGGAAGTAAACACCCCCTGCATCAGAGTTAATAACTGTGTTACCTGCAACGTCTATCGTTAAATCACCTGAACTTAAACCTATTTGTGTGCCATCTATTGTAATGTTATCTACTACCACGCCAGCGTTAGCCGTAACGACTCCGGTAAACGTAGCCGCACCTGTAGAATTAAAACTAAGGACTTTCTTAGATTCAGGAGTCTGAGATGCGACAGTTCTATTGTGATAAAAGTGCCAATCAGCACCAGACGTTTGTTGATACCAACCGCTTTCAGCACCATCTCTAGTTGCTATACCTCCACCGTAATTACCTGACCCTAGCAATGCAGGACTATGTGAGGCACTGCCTGAGTTAGCTGACCCGACTGCGGATATTGTAGAAGCAAACGTAGCTACGTTATTGCCACCTATTGACAAGGCTTGGTCAGGAGTTCCTGCTAAGTTCGTCCAAAAAACTAGGTTTGTGGGGTTGCCAGAAGCCGCTGTGTTTTCAGCATATATACCTGCGCCGCCTGTAAAAGAGACAGTGCCACCATCACTTGCAACCGTCAAAGCCGTGCTTGTAGCTCCTAAACCAATGCCCGATGCTTTCGGGTAGGAGCCGCCAGTGTTATGGTTTACGTTAAAGACCGTACCTGCGGTCGCAGTAACAATCTGGACATCTCCCAGAGGAGACCCAGTCCCCACCCCAATCCGATTAGTACTAGCATCAACAAACAGCATATGACTGTTGTCGTTAGACTCAACGCGGAAGTCCATGTTGCTGCTATCTTCGTTAAAAACAATGGCATTGCCACTGCCTAAAAAGCGAAGAGTTCCTCCGGTCCAATTAAAGGCCGGATTGGTGCTGTACGCTTGTAGTGAGATAGACGAAGCCGCAGCCCCGCTGGAGTTTGCAGCGCGGCTAACGTTAATAGCGTTATTAGCTACAGTACCGCCCACACTAATGTTACTGCTGAAAGAACCGCCCCCAAAGGAAACGTTACTTCCACTCTCGTATTTTGCGCTGTTGAGGTTCGAAAAGTTATCGTCGACTTCAGTATTAGTTAGGGGCGAACCCTTACCAGCGCGTGTAGTTATCGTTGCCATGGATTACACCCCTAACCGTTTTAAGATGCCGACAAAGTGATAGTCCAAGTCACGGACATCGTGTCATCAGCTGCTTTGTTTACGACGTTAAATTTAGTACGGCACAACATGTCACCGCCTGTAGCTGCATTGAAGATTCCGGCCTCAGTGACAGCCCCTGTTGCATCGCCAGCTTCAAAAGAGGCTTCGTACACAACTTTTTCGCTGTTTGTACCAGCGATGGCAGTTGAGTCTAATGCTTCTCGAGAACCTAAGATGGTCACAAGGTCAGTTTGGCTTGCTGCGGCGTTCGTAGTACCCGACCCCAGAGCCATATGAGACATCGCACCTTTAGTGGTGTCCTTCATGCGTGACGCGATATACGCTAGTCCAGCATTTACGACGAGGTTTTTTAAATCTCGCGAGTCTTTGACGTTTCCGGCCTTGTCCTTCAGGACTATGTTAAGCTGGCCGGAGAGCTTCAAGTTTTCGTTAATCATAACGATCTCCTTCAGAACGTAGTGGAAGCTCCGACAAAGTCTTCCGCAAAATAGGTAAAGTCAGAGTACCCCTGACTCCTCAATGACCCCGTGTCGGTGCTCGAGGTCAAATTTAGTAGTACCTTTCCGGGTGCTACTATTGTCGCGTCTCCAAAAAGGGCGCTGTCTGTTAATTGTCTCACAAGAGACTTAGCCAGAGTTTCGCTTGCTACAGGTATATCATATAACTGCTTACCTGTAACCATATTTGTAGTATCGGCTAAAGCGGAGCTATCTGAAAACGCTCTAGTGTAGCCGACCTGCCTATAAAACTGTTCAACAACTGACGCGACATCAGTTGTTAGCTTCTGGAACTGCATTTCTTGGTCGTCCAGAAGAGAAGCAGCCCCATCGACGTCATCTGTAAACGCAACTGTATCGAATAGCGCTTTTGTGATGCCTAGGGTGTTTATCACGTCAGAGGCCGCGTAAGCGTCTGAGAAGACTTTTCCTACCGCGAGCGTGTCAATGGCCTCGGCTATGAACCCGTGGTCTGCAAGAGCTTTAGCGAAGGCTATAACGTCATTGTCTGAGGCTGCTGGTTGCTCTGTCAGGTGTTTAGCAGAAGCTAAAACAGCCGTGTCGTCTAAACCGGTAACTTGGTCCGCTGAAAACTTCTTGGCAAACAAGAACGTTTGGTCGCCAGCGCTGGCTATTAGCTCAGCTATTGGCTTACTCGTACTAAAAGCGGGTTCGTCCTGCAACGCAGTACCGTCAGCTTTTCCGAGGGCGGTGCTTATGGTAGATACGTCCCCAGTACCGATGGTCTCGACTTGGACTTTCTTAGCGAACAGAATTGCCTGATCGCCGATGCCCGAAACGCTATCGCTCAGCAGCTTAGCGAAAACTGAGGCGTAAGGGTCACTGAGCGTAAGCGTCTCGAAAGTGTTTTTGGCAAACTGGACCCGCTCGCTGTCTGTGACATAACCAGCGTCGTTGAACGCTTTAATCACCCCTTTGTACTCAATATCCGTAATGGCGGCGTCGTCCAGTAAGGGCTTTAGGAAGTCGAATACAATCTTATCTGACGGGCGTGAGCCGTCATCAATATAGAAGGTATCAAGGAACGAAGCGAAGAGCAGGAAGTTACCTAGCTCCGCTTTTACAACGTTTTGGTTAATGTTTACCGAAGTTTGCGTAAGTACGTTTAGCTGCTCAAACGTAGCAGACAACGCATTAACAAGTTCGACAGACCCTAACTTCACGCAAAGTCCTCCCGAATTTTGAACTTGAGCTTATCGAACAATGTCTCACGGACACCGCTGCTTCTAACAACCTCAATCTCACCTTCGTAAGTACCAGCATCTACCTCTAGGTCTCCAACACTCCACTGGAGTACAGCGACACCTGTGTCTGCCGTCTCAGGGTTAATGAAGAACTGTCTGGAAAACAGAACGCTTTCAGCGCCCGCTTCTCTGAAGTGCAAAGTAACTGTAGCACTGGTCAAGTCGACCGGTGCGTTATCATCTTCGTTCGTAAGGGTTACACGAATCTGTGGACCGGTATCTCCTTGAACGTATTTAAATATCTGTGCCATTAAATCCCCCTGCGAACACTGGCTTTGTCAAACCCAACCATTTTGGCCCGAAGACTAGCGCCGCGTGTGTCACGGCCTTTAGCGTCGGTGGCGTGCTTGTAGAATTCGGACTTGTAGTAAGCCGCAAGTTCAGGGTTAGTCCATTCTTTGCCGGGGATTATCGCTAGGCGAAATATAGCCCCACAAGCGATTGAACGACCATATGATTCAAAAATAAAGTCCTCCACGCCTGTAGCTGTCAAAGATGGTTTAATTACACCAGTGCCCTCGAACTCGTACTTGCTGTCGGGGGTTGGGTAAAACCTAATCTGAGAATCTTGGTAGATACTAAAAGACATGGGACGCCCGTTGGCTACGCCACTGGGCAGGTCGAAATGACGGTCTGACACACGGTTTACCGCTGTACCGTTTATATAGAGGATTAGAATGTCCTCCAAAACCGCACGAGTAGGCACCTCGATTTCGTACTCAGCAGTATTTCTACTGGTGTAGTCCTTATCTATGTCATAACGCCATATCTGACTGACCGCACAAAACTCAGCTGCCGCTTCTTGCAAGTGAGTTTCGATGATTATTTCCGGGCAGCCCGGAAGCAGGGGCTGAATATACGGAAGGAAATTAGCCCATGCTACTGCCATATTAAGTCACCGAACTCATGTTAGACGGCGATACTGCCGAGTCTACTTGGTTTTTAGTGGCCAGAGCTGCGTTAAACGCCCCGTAAGCTGCCTGCGCACGTTGCTCATTCGCACCGTATTCAGCATCTTTCGAGTAAGCTCTGTACAGAATCCAGTCTATCATTGGGGACATGTAGATGTCGTCCAATAGAATAACTGTTGCATCTGAACCTGCCGGATCGAGTTGAGACTCTGTCAGTGTAGTTGCACCCGGAGAGTCCGTGTAAACAACTTCAATTTCAGCGGCTGTTGTAGCCGGTGGATAGACAAAGAACTCTTTCGGTTGACGTGGGTCAAACGTGAAGTGCTGGATAGCTGTCGTACCAGTCTCAGCGTGCCATGCGGGGCGCTGATCGTCCAGAACACTACGAGCAACAAGGCGAATAACCTTGTAGCCTGAGTTGGTGGCTAAGTTTCGTGTGACATCCAGCAAGCGAAGACTAGACGGGAACTCTGATGAGAGAACCTGCCGTGTACCTGTTGCGCAAGTGAATGAGCCTGTTTTGGCGTTAGCGTCGGGACGTGCAAGAGTAATGGCGAGGTAAGACTCGTTCATCCAGTTCTGCAATTCCGTACGCGGCCATCGAATATTGGTGTCCTGTAGGACATCCTCTACTCGTCTAATAATGTCCGTGACTTTTACGGTAGACATCCGTTACCCCCTATTCGCTAGATTTGGGTGCAGCGGCAGCTTTAGCTGTCTTCGACTTAGTATTCTTAGCTTTAGGTGCAGGAGCGGGCTTAGTATTCTTAGCCATCTCTTCGCCTTCGGCAGTTAGAACCATCTTGTCGCCGATTACTTGGGCTACAACCACGCGTGAACCGTCGAGCTTAACTACTGCCTTATTGGCAACAACTTCAGCGTCTACGGCGTTTATAAAATCAAATACATCCATAATAACCTCCAGAGTTAGAAGAAGGGGGGCGAACCCCCCCTCAAAGGGCTATTAAGATGCCGCGCCTACAATCGTAGTAATCAAAGCCTCAGGCTTGATGACCTTGCGGCCATAAACGGCTAGGCCACGAACGATGTCGCCAAAGTCCGTTTGATTACGAAGAGGTTCAGTTTTGCTGATCTGCGATGCGAATGCACAAGATGCTTTCGTACCTGCAACCATCATGCGACGAGCCTTAGCGTTAGATACGGTTGCACCACCAGAAGTAGCAGCTAAACCCGGAACCAATGCTTTACCCGCAGCGCCTTTAGGCAGAAGGTTAGAAACATAAACTTCGAAGCGATCCAACATACCGATCTTACCAGTACGGATGGTGCTTGAAGCATCTCCTGTGAAGTACGCCTGAGCGATGTCAGTTTGCATGAGCAACTGGCGGTCGAAAGGCGAAAGGATCAACCAACGGCCATCTTCAGGAACGTTCTGCTCGTCAAGAGCAGCTGACATACGAAGGATCGTATCCAGTACGTTCTTAGGAGTAGCTTGGTCGATTGGAGCAACGTCAGTACCGAGGTTGTACTCACTAGACAACGCACCAGCAGTGCCGCCTGCGTTAGAAGCGTGAGCGCCTTCAGTAACGAACCAGTTGAAGAAACATTCGTTTTCAATGTTGATCTTCAATTGCTTTGCAGCATCATCGGTGAACATGTTCATCAAGTCCATATCGGCTTGGTGAGCAAGTACGTCGTTGACCTGCACGCTGAAGTATTTACCTTTGTTGATCTGCATATCTAGGTAGATAGGCGTAGGAACTTCAGAGGTAAGAGTTGTACCAGCGCCAGCATAATCATTAATTGTGATTGATGGTGCAGTACGGATGCGAATTGTGTCGCCCTGATTTTTGATTTCGCCTTCCCAATCGGTATTGGCAATCTCAGTCATCATGGTGTTCGCATAGAACTTAGCGTTGAGTTTATTGGACCACAGTTGTGGAATGAAACCGCCAGAGTAAGACGGGTTTGTGTCGAATGATCCTGATCCGACTACGGGGAATACAGCAGCCATAATGGCCTCCTATTAGTTTAGTTGGTTACTAACAGCTGCTTGCTCGTTAACACATATACTAGCGTACACGGCCTTCGAGGTAGGCAGTTGTTATATCTGCTTCAAGTTTTTGGGCCTCGTCGTACTTATGCCGCGTATTCAAAGTGCGTATTTTAGTCCAAGCTGTTGCGATTTCCCTTTCGGAGTAAATCTTAACGTCTTTTCCTACGCTCTTCGTATTAGCGGAATTCGCTGAACGATTTGGCGCGACCTGTTTCTCAAGTTCGGCTTGGCGAGTCTGACGCTCATGCGGTACTTCTGGCTCTAAGGTTTCCCTAAACAGTTTCACGTAATGTGCTACTGCCTCAGCGTCTCCTGTATTAAAAGCCTGTGCCGCCTGATCTCTGCGAGGTCCGCGAAGCATGGGATCATGCTCGTTTAACCACGCTACCCAACGTTCGTCGTTGTCGACACTTGCAAAATCAGGAACTAGCGCTGCTAATTTCTGAGTAAAGCTCATCTCTCCAACCTGATTACCAGTTTGCTTCAGTTGTTGCTGAAGCTGCGCGATAATCTCACTTTGTTGCTCAAAGCGTCCCTCATATTCTTGAGAAACTTCCTGTGCAACGCGACGCTGGACGTTAATCAGTTCTTCACCAAATTCGGCTCGATCTTCATCGGTCACATAACTGACTTTCTCCTTCGGCTTCGTCGGCTCTTTGGGCTTGGCTGCCAAACTCTCAGCGAGATTGTTCAGTTTAGCCGTTAAGTCCTTAACTTGCGAATGCAAGCGTGGGACTTCAGCATCATACTTACCCCGTAAGGTTTTGTACTTCTGCTCAAATTCGTCCGCTACGTCCGTCGGTGACGTGTCAGCTGGCTCTGCTTCTACCGGTTCAAGTGCTACTTCCGCTTCGACTGGTACTTCTGCCTCGGTATCCTCGGGTTTCACCTCTGAAACTTTAGGCTCTTTTGCCTTCTTTTTCTTTGGTTCTTCCTGTTGGGCGTTTAGCGTTTTCTCTAGTTCTTCCACTTCAGCAAGCTGAGCTTGCACCTGTTTTGGCAATGCCATGTTTTTCTCCTTAAAGCACCAACTCTGTTCCTAGCGTCCCGTGGGTATGCTGTTCCCGTTATGGTGTGCTTCTCGTATTTTGCGCATATGCGCGGTTTTCTACCTTGGCTGCGTCTTTCGCAGCTTCCAGTAAATCTGCAAATGCTTCCGCTCGTCCTTGCAACCGGTGGACTTGTACCATGTCGGCTGCGTGTACTAGCTTCAGCTTGGCGGTTTCTAACTCCGCCTCTAACAACCTGAGTAGTGCTTCATTGCCGGGTTCTCTGAGTCTATTCAGAGCTGAAACGGCTTGGGTATCGACACTATTCAAATCAATCATAGCTTAAAAGTATAGCATATGTGTCAACGTGTCAACAGATAGACTCGTTAACGTCCATTTGGGCGCGGGCTTATAAAGTTATCTTGCCTGCCGCCTTGTGGCGTTCCGTCTTCTTGCAGGTTAGCCGCCTCTTGGGCTTGCTGTTGCTGCTGCATCATCATCATTTGCTGCTGTTGCTGTTGCTGCTTCTTTTCAATATCTTCTCGAGAAGGGACAAGACGGTCAACATTGGTATTAAGATTACCGGCCAAATCCCGCATGAGTTCAGCCGTACCCGCAGGTCCAACAATTTCTTGCGCAACCGGACTTTCCAATACAAGGCGGAGGAACTCATTTTTACGTACAGCCTCAGCTTCTTTGACGACAAGCGACATCGCGCCTCGTGCCATAATTTGTACATCACCAATTAAATCCGGGTCTTCCGAGTACCGTAGGTTTCTCTGGTACTGGCGCTCAAGCATAGGTGTAATCACATCGTGGTCAACGTTACCGATAACCTGCTTTATGCTCTTGCCTGCGTTAGAAATAAGCATAGACAGACCGGACGACGTACGTCCTGCGCCCGGCACATGCTGGCCTGTCATATAACGAGGGATACCTGACACTTCATCCGCAAGTTCCATGAACTTCTCGAACACAGCCATAAGCTCGCCTGCGTTAGAGTTTGGTTGGAAGAACTGCATAGGGGCAGACGCATCGCCGTATTCGGACGACTTAAACTGCCATATCTTCCAAGGATACATCTGAGTAATGTCTTCTCCTGCTGGGAGGCGACTTACGTTTACGCCGACCTGTGGGCCAGATGAGATGCCCATATTGTTCGCTAGTGCTCGCGCTGCTGCGTTGCACATATTTTGCGCGTCAATAGTCAGATCAGCTACCCCGTTTCCGTCGATACGTCCGGGGACTTTCTCGAAAGAAGTGAGGTAATAGGGTTTACGCCCGATAGGGTCGTAATTTAGGACAGCTTTAACAATCGTGTTGTTAATCATCCAAACTTCGCAGGGGTAAGACTTGTGAGGGTCTTCAACCTCTTCTTCGGACATGCCCCAATCAATAAGCATCTGGCCGGGGATCGAGTCCCATAACTGCAACGCAGCAATGAGATCAGAGCTTGCGTCATCAAAATCTTTGTCGGTTACGGACTCCATTTCGCTGTCATAGTGCTCTAGCCAATCAAACCCGCCTGCGCCGAAGTCAGCAAGCAGTGTACGTATGGCAGACTCGTCGTAGCCTTCAACACCCAACATCGCCTCAAGGTCTTCACGCGTTAAATGGTGAAGCTCCATGATTGGCATGTTCTGAATGTCATCGCCCCAAGGAGCGTAGTAGAACTTATAAGGGTCAACGCGTTCCCACTCGTCACGTAGTACGTCAACTGCGGCTAAGCCGCCTTTAACATACTTCATAGCTTTACGTTTGCGGGGTATCGGACCCTTTAGAACTGCAAACGGGAACGTCGCAAGATCGTTCGTGAATTCGTAGAGAGCTTTTACCCAGCCGCCCTCTGCAAGCTGATCTTCCATCTTCAGTTCCATACGATCAACGCGCTTTTCCGCTTCGTGCTTCATAGCCCGCGTTGCAGTATCTTTCATACCGGCAGCGAGTTCTTTAAGCTCCATGGGGTCAAGCGGTGCATTACCGGCAGTGTAGTACTGCTGTAGGTTTGCAGACATTATGCGTTGTAGGTTCGCCGCTACTTCAGGCGGAACCTCAGGAATTGGTGTTGGAGAAAGAGACCAAGGCTTATCCGCCCCAGTGCCTAGAAGTGTATCGCGCAACCATGCAGTAGCAGTCCTGCACTTAGTACTAACAATACCCATAAAGATTTCAGAGCCGCCTTGTTCACGTATCTCTGCCATCTTCGCTGGGTCATATTGCATGTTCCTTGCACGTACGCACGCAGACAACCGATCTTCGATTGTGTCGCGCTTATGATCTCGCATCACTTCCCACCGACGGCGGACATGCGCTGCAAGACCCTGTATCATAGGGGTCATCTGCTTTTCAGCAGACTCTCTCTGTGCTGCGGCCTCTAGGTCAGAGGCACGCGCAACGGGAATAAGTTGCGAACCTAGTGCCATTAAATATTATCTCACATGTGCGATACTATGGACACCATAGCGTTTATCTGCTAACAGGTCAACACATTACGTCCAGCCTCGCGATGATACCTTAACCACCTCGCGCCGTTCGTCCATTGAAGCCATGCCACCAAAGGTTTCTCCGCCGTCTGCGTGTAGACACATGTACTGAAAAGCATCAGCTACATCCGACCATGGGTGCGATTTTTCTGGACTCTCATCCCTCACACCTTTCGTATTTATCTTGTAACGGTACTTACCCGCTAGCGCCTGTACGAGTGGCAGCGCACCTTCGGGGTCGATAACAACTCCGTGCTTACCGTCGACGACGCGTGTCATAAACCTATCGACCGCTGCTATCCTAGCGGCCACAGAATTCGTCTTAGCCCCTTTGACCATAAAGCCTTCGTTACGCCATATATCAGCGACAGTCCGCTCATCGGTCTGTGCACGCTGAAACGCCGCCGGGTCAATTATTATAAGCGAGCGTCTACCGGGGAACTTGTTAACCAGTAGAGGTTTTATCACTTCTCGCACAAATCTCAGTGCGCCCATGCCATCAGATATTTTCGCATCATACACAACCAAGCGTCCATCGTAGGCTACCTGCCCTATCACCGCCGCCGGGGTTAGACCCGCGTCGACACCGATCAACAGGGGGTCGTCAGAGTACATAGGTTTCATGGTAGTTTTCGCTACATGCACGTCTCTGTCAAACGAGCGGAACACAGGTAGACCAGACAACGATTTACCGAACTGCGCGTTGATATACACGTCGATCCAGTCGTCAGTCTTACCTTGCGCGAGGTTGTCGTAGTAATCATCTGGCAGGAACTGTGTCCAGTCGGCTTCGGGGGAGAGACCGCTGGGCTGTATCGTGATATGTACGTTCTCTGGCGGCTCAGTGAGCAGCGTTTCCCAGAAAGTATCCATGTCAGGGGGGTTAGTCATACCCCAAATGTGCATATTCGACCGTCCATCGTCGGTCACACACCCTACCCCATTCATCATTTTGTCTGGGTAGCGGCCTACACGGCCTTGTGCAGCGTTGTAAATATCGGGGTGAATCTCTCTAAATTCGTCAAATATGATGAAACTAGCCTGTAAAGACAGCAATCTACGCA